TTTCAACTGCTTAAAATATCGTTTATTTTAGGTCACTGTTTAAGAAAGAAAAACGTTAGAGTTATTTTCTTAATCAAACTTAGCGGGTTTCCGCAATTTCAATCTTTCCCCCATTTTTATATCCTTTAAAATGCCCCTTTTTCATACTAACCATTTATGTTTATTTAAGAATAGGGACTGGCTATTTTCCCATCGTTACTTACAAGACTACAAATGGCTAATGACATTAACCACCTGTTCTTGTTTCCAATTTGCTATCAAACACAAGCACCCGGACTACGCTAACGAAGGAGTAGGTTTAGAAGAATTTCAATCATATCTGAATTGTTCAGATGTTTGGAAGTACCACAGCCAAAGCGTAAAATACAACTTATCAGGCGGATCACCATCTACAAAGTACCATAGAGACCCTTACATCAAGCGAGCTCTTAAGGAATACGATCCAGCACTATACTACAATTGCTGTGATAAGAATAAGACACCACAACCACGGCAGATGTATTTTTCATTATTATCATATCTCTATCCAAGGCATAAGAAGCCTCGTTCTAGTGAACATTACTTTTGGAAATGTTACAACGAAGCAAAAGACTATATCTTTAGTCAAATAGACCCTTTCGAGCCTATGACCGCAGGTGAAGCTGCACATCATATGCCAAAGAATACAAGCGCCGGATTTGCATCATTAAATGCTTTCGGAACTACAAAAAAGAAAGGCGAATGCATGCCAGAGATTTGGGAACAGTACAATCGCAATATAAATAATTTGAAGAGAGGTAAAGAACCTTTTGATCCATGCATGTTTGCAATGCGAGGACATTTATCTTCAAGATTAAAGGTTAAAACACGACCTATATGGCTAGTATCAGCTAGCACAATTATATCTGAATTGCGTTTTTACCAGCCTGTTTATGACCAAATAGAAAAACCTTTTTTCAAAAATATTTGGATTACAGGAAAGCAATCATTACCTCGGCTAAACAAATTTTTGTTAAAGGAACCGCATATGCATTTTTATAATACAGACATCTCATCATGGGATTCATTTCGTGCTGATTGGATGCATGAAGACATTATGCGTGAACTTTCAAAAAAGATGATTTTTAAAAATCACTTAGATCGTAAAGAATACGAATATTGTATTAATTCAGCTATTAGAACCAACGTTTTATTTCCTAATGGATTGGTTTTCAAAAAGAAAGCTGGAATTATC